ATCCATGCGCGCCTGGGCGGCGGCCGGCAGCTCGCCGGCCTGGCGCAGGGCGCCCGTGCGGCGCGCCTCGGCGGCGCGGGCGTCCAGGCTGCCGGCCAGGGCCAGGCGGTTGGCCTCGGCGCGGCCGGCGTTGCGCGCGGCGGTGGCGGCGTCCTGGTCCTGGGCGTCGGCGCCCTGGGCGGGGCGGTTGGCCCAGATCAGCTTGGCGCGGATCGCGGCGGGCAGCTGCTCCACCGTGTACAGCCGGCGGGTGCCGCCGCGGGCCTGCTCTTCGGTGAAGCTCCAGGCCTCGGCCTGGGCGCGGCGTTCCACGGTGCGGCGGGCCACGTTCAGGGCGCCGGCGATCTGGGCGGCGGTGGCGGCGGCCGTCATGCCGGGCTCCCGGTGTGCGGGCCAGCGCACGGAAGGGCCTCGACGGCGGGCGCAAACTTGGCGGGAGAGGGCCCCTGTGCCGGCCCATTGACGGCGGGCGCTGGGGGCGTTTGGAGGGCGGGTGGTGCACCTACCCCCGCCCGGCGGTCGCGTTCGGGGCGCTGGCGAGTTTTGGGCGGGTTTTGGGCAGGCTCGCGAGCCGGCAGGTAGACCCCGGCAGCCGTCACGGCGGGGTCATGGGCCACTTCGCACTGGCCTGACAGCACCCGCTGGGCGGTGCTTCGCTTGAGTCCAGCTTTGGCGGCAGCGGCCGAGATCGACTGCCCCAGCTTCACGAAGCGCACCAGGCGGACCACCTGGTGCGGCTGGATGGCGCTGGGCCGGCCGCGCTTGGCGGCGTCCTGGTCCAGCATCGCCTGGATGCCGGGCGTGTTGACCACCGGCCAGGTGGGCGGGCCGGGCGGTGCGGCGAGCGCGGCACCCAGGGCGCGGCTGGCCGCGGCCAGGCCGGGCGGCAGCGCCGCCAGCTGCGCCGGCGTGGGGCCGGGCCCGAAGCTGGGCGCCGGCCGGGGCCCGGGCTGGTGTGCCGGCAGGGCTGCGACGGCGGCGCCCAGGGCGGCCAGCCGGGCCTGCATCGCGGGGGGCATGGTGGCCTGGCTCATGCCGCCAGGCCGGTGGGGTTGGTCAGCTCGGCGTCGATCTCGCCGTTCTTCAGGCCCAGCAGGACTGCGGCTCGATGGGCATGGCCGCGGCGGCCCCGCTGGCGGCCGTGGAGCAGTTCCATGACGGTCCGGTACGGAAGCTGGTGCTGGCGAGCCCACGCGGCGACGTTGATGCCGAGCTGGTCCATCAACTTGCGGGCCTCCTCGGGCGTCCGCGACCCCCTAGGCTTTGGTAGGCTGTAAGCGGTTGAGCTAGGCATGATGTGACTGTGCCTGTCACAGCCACATATGTCAAGGGAGTCCGCGTGGAAAAAGAAGACGAGTTCGAAGTCGTGGCTGGGCGGCTGCGGTCAGCGCTCGGCCTTCGCAGCAACGCCGCCCTGGCTGAACGTCTCGGCATGGCACGGACGGCGTTTCAGCAGCGCAAGTCCCGTGGGTCATTGCCAGTGGCCGAGATCCAGGAGTTGGCCGCGGCAGCCAAGCTGAACCTGGACTGGGTGTTCGACGGCAAGGGCGAGCCCCTCACCCACGGCGCGGCGCTGGCCAGGAAGCTCGACGAGCTGCGCGATGTGAACGAGCGCGTGGCAGTCTTTGCGCTGGCCAACGACGAGGCGCGACTGCTAGCCGACCTGGTGCACGCGGTGGAGATCGGTGACCGCGAGCGCGTGCTGCCTGCCGTGCGCCGCCTCGGTCTGGCGTTGGTGCCCCGCTACGACGTGGCCGCTGCCGCCGGCGACGGCTACGTGGTCCACGCCCAGAACGACCAAGTGGTGGACGTGATGGCGTTCCGGCCCGACTGGTTGCGCGAGATCGGTGTGCACCCCAACCGCGCAGCAGTCATTTCCGTTCGTGGCGACTCGATGGAGGAGACGCTGCGCGACGGCGACCTGATTCTTGTGGATACGATGCCGGCCGAGCGCAAAGTGCCGGGGGTCTACGTGATCCTGCGGGCCGACTCTCTTCTGGTGAAGCGGCTGAACTTCAAGGTCAACGGCGGCGTCGAGATCAGCAGCGACAACAAGGCATACCCCAGCGAGACGCTGAGTGCGCCAGAGTTCGACCAGCTCAAGATCGTGGGGCGGATGGTGCGGCGGGTGGTGCGATGAGGGCACCCCAGTGCCTTGCCTTCTATCGGGCGTGTGAGAGAAGCTCGGGCCGCCTTTGCATGACACTGCTGAGCAACAGCGTTGAACCGGGCCAGCGTCTGACTGCTGTGATGTAGCCGACACCCACGGGTTTGTGCGGCGCACAAGAGTTGTCGGCCGTCGGTACCATCCGCCCAATTGCGCCGGGCGCGAGGGGGATCACATGAACAGCTTGATGACGATTGGGTACGAGGGCAGCACCCTCGAACAGTTCCTGGCCACGCTGAAGCTGGCGGGCGTAACGACGCTGCTGGACGTTCGCGAGCTGCCACTATCCCGTCGCAAGGGATTCTCCAAGAACGCACTGTCCGAGGCCTTGCGAGTGGTCGGCATCAACTACAGACACGAGCGCGATTTGGGATCACCCAAGGCGATACGACACCAGCTCCACGAGGATGGCGACTACGAGCAGTACTTCGCCGACTTCGGCAAGTACCTCAAACAGCACAAGGGCTTGCTCGCAGAACTTGCCGCCAGCTTGAATGGCGGCGTGGCGCTGATGTGCTTCGAACGGGACCCGCTGACGTGTCATCGCAGCGCCGTGGCTAAGCAGCTTGGATCACTGTGCGGTCTGAACGTGAAGCATCTGGGAGTGGTACATGGCACCAGCAAAGCGAGAGCGGGCCTTGGTTATCGTGAAGGCGTTTCCGCAGCCTAGCCAGAAGTACGAAGAGACCGTCTGCTGCGCGGGCATCACCCCTGAGGGCGAGTTCCTTCGGATCTATCCGGTTCGATATCGGCACCTGCGCGAGGAACAGCGGTTCACCCGCTGGGATGTCATCGAGTTCGAGTCGACCCGCCCGATTGATGACTGGCGCCCTGAGAGTCGCCATGTCAACGAAGACACCATTCGCATCGTGCAGCGTGTCTCGCCAACCGACGAGGCGCAAAGGGTGCGGCTTTGGGCGCCACACGTTGCTCGCTCGCTTGTTGAACTCAAAGCCCAAAACGAAGCGACAGAAGCCAGCCTAGGCATCGTGAGACCCGACGCTGGATCGGTGCGCTTCAAGGCGCGGAAGCTTGAGCCTGCATCGGTTGATGACCAGCGCCTGCGGGAGTCCTTCCACCAAGTGTCCTTGATCGACGCGACGCAGTTGACGCCTCTGTCAGTTGACTACGAGTTCACGTATCGCTTCACCAGCGATGGCAAGCGGCACGACATGAAGATTCACGACTGGGAAGTGCAGGCTGCGTACTTTGCCTACAAGAAGCGCTACGGGACCGCTGCACTCGGCAAGCTGGTCGAGGAGTACGAGACAAACATTCCAGCGCGCAACCTGCACCTGGTGATGGGCACGATGAAAGCCCACCCTCGGCAGTTCATCATCATTGGCCTGCTGCGATCGGGTGTAGCGCCAGCCGAAGCCGTGCGGCAATCGTCTTTCCTTTGAGCCTTCGCTGTGCACGGACCCCAGACTTAGACTCAGGTCACTGTCCGCACCCGCCGCTGCACTTGCCCCGACCCTGACGTGAGGCACTGACCCGCGTCAATAGACCCACCTGCCACCGCCCGCAGACCATGCGGGCTCAATGACGGCAGCCGCACTCCAACCGATCGAGATCTTCCGGCCCGGCCGGCACACGCCCATGAAGGGCGCTGCGCTGGCATTCAGCGCGGCCGATCTGGTACAGGCCTGCAGGGTCTACGACCCCGCCTTACACCGCGCCCCGCTGGTGGTGGGCCACCCCAAGACCGATGATCTGGCCTACGGCAACGTGGCCGCGCTCAGCTACTCCGAGGCAGCGCAGCGCGTGATCGCGCAGCCGGCCGACGTGGAGCCCGAGTTCGCCGAGATGGTGCGCGACGGCCGGCTGCTGGCCGTCAGCGCCAGCTGGTATGCGCCCGACAGCCCCAGCAACCCCGTGCCCGGCAGCTACTACCTGCGGCACGTGGGCTTCCTGGGTGCGCAGCCGCCGGCCATCAAAGGCCTCAAGCGGCCCGCCGTGGCCTTTGCCGAAGACGAAGTGGGCGTGCTGGAGTTCGGCGACTGGGCCGACGAGCAGGTGGCCAGCCTGTTCGGCCGCCTGCGCGACTGGCTCATCAGCAGCCTGGGCCTGGAGAAGGCCGACCAGGTGCTGCCCAGCTACGCCATCGACTCCCTCAAGCGCGAGGCGATGACGCCGAGTTCCCCCGCTCCGGCGCCCTCATTGATGAGCGCCGGTCTTTCCTACTCCGATGCAGGAGCCCCCGCAGTGACCACACTGACCCAAGAGCAGCTCACGGTCCAGGCCGCCGAGCTGCAGACCCAGCGCCAGGCGCTGGATGCGCGCGACGCCGATCTGCGCCGCCGCGAGGCCGACACCCAGCGCGCCACCCAGCGCGCCGCGGTGGCCGACTTTGCCGAAGGCCTGGTGCGCGATGGCAAGTTGCTGCCGGCCCACCGCGCGGCGGTGGTGGAGCTGATGGCCAGCCTGCCCACCACGGGTGAGCTGGAGTTCAGCGAAGGCGACCAGGCCGTCAAGAAGCCGCCCCTGCATGTGCTGCAGGACTTCCTGAAGGCGCTGCCCAAACAGGTGGACTTCAGCGAGCGCGCGGGCGCCCCCAAGAACGGCAAGACCGTCACCGGCGATGTGGACTGCAGCGACGGCCAGGCCATCGCCAAGGCGGCGCTGGAGTTTCAGGAGGCCGAGTCCAAGGCCGGCCGCACGGTGAGCCTGGAGGCCGCCGTGAGCCACGTCGTCTACAGCAACCAGGAGGCCTGAAGCCGTGACCAACAAGACCCGCTACGAGAGCTACAAGGCCGAGGCCGCCATCGCCGGCGGCCTGATCGTCAAGCACGGCACGGCCGACGGCACCTGCGCGCTGGCCACCGCCGCCACCGATCTGCTGATCGGCGCCACCGAGGCGGCCCCCAACACCGACCGCGCCATCGGCGAGATGGCCGAGGTGCACGTGGGCGAGTTCGGCGAGGTGCGGCTGGGCGCTGGCGTCACGCGCGGCGCCGCGCTCACCGCCAACGCGGCCAGCAAGGCCATCACCACCACGACGGCCGGCAACCGGATCATCGGCTACGCCGAGCAGTCGGGCGCGCTGGACGACCTGATCAAGTTCCGCGTCGCCCCCGGCGTGTACTGACCCCACCCCCACGGAGCCTGCCCCAACATGGCCAAGACCCCCTTCATCGTCGTGCCCGAGCTCACCGCCATCGCGGTGGCCTACCGCCAGGGCAACCTGGTGGCCGACCGCGTGCTGCCCTACGTGCCGGTCAACACGCAGGAGTTCCGCTACAAGAAGTTCAACCTGGCGGACGACTTCACGTTCCCGGCCACGCTGGTGGGCCGCAAGGGCGCGCCCAACCAGGTGGAGTTCGGCGAGACCGAGCTGACCGACAAGACGGACAACCACGCGCTGGACGCCCCGGTGCCGAACGACGACATCGAGGCCTTCGAACGGGCCCGTGCCGCCGGCCAGACCGGCGTGACCGACCCGATGATGCGCGCCACGAGCCAGGTGATCAGCCTTGTGCTGACGGCGCGCGAGAAGCGCACCGCCGACCTGGTGTTCAACGCGAACAGCTATGGCGCGAGCAACAAGGTCACGCTGTCGGGCACGGGCCAGTGGAGCGACCACGCCAACAGCAACCCGCAGGTGGCGATCACCGGTGCGCTGGACGGCATGATCATGCGGCCCAACATCGCGGTGTTCGGTCGGGCCACCTGGAGCCAGCTGGCCATGCACCCGAAGATCAACGCGGCGGTGTTCAAGAACGGCACCAACGCGGGCATGGTGAGCCGCCAGCAGTTCGCCGAGCTGTTCGAGCTGGACGAGGTGATCGTGGGCGACGGCTGGATCAACACCGCCGCCAAGGGCCAGGCGCCCACCGTGGTGCGGCTGTGGGGCAAGCACGCGGCCTTCCTGCACCGCAACATGAACGCCGACACGCAGTTCGGCATCACGTTCGGCTTCACGGCGCGCTTCGGCGACCGCGTGGGCGGCTACATCGAGGATGGCGACATGGGCATGCGCGGGGGCAAGCGCGCGCGCAGCGGGGAGGCGGTGAAGGAACTCGTCACCGCCAATGACCTGGGCTACCTCTTCACCAACGCGGTGGCCTGACCGGCCGCCTGACACCAAGGAACCATGCACATGGCCACCGCCAAGAAGACCCCCGGCGCCGATGCGCCCAAGGCCCCGTACGTCGTCACCAGCCCGCTGGAGCACGACCAGGAACGCTACGAGATCGGCGCCGAAATCGAGCTGACCGACGCCCAGGCCGAGCCGCTGCTGGGCCACACGGTGAAGCCGAAGAAGGCGAGCTGATTCCAGGCCACGGGCGGCGCCTGAAGCCACCCAGTGCGGGCCGCAAGCGGTGCCGCGCAGCCAGGTGGGAACCCTGGCACCGATACACCACCGCAGCGAGCGGGCAGTGATCGCCACCGGATGTCGCGTGCCGGTGCCGGGAGCCCAACGTCGACTCAACCGCCAACCTCTGCCGGGGCTGGATAACGGGGATGTGTTTGGCACAGCCCCGGCAACCAATGAAGGAAGGCCAGCATGCCCATTCAGATCGGTGCCAAGGGCGCAACCATTGGTGGCGTTTCGTACCCGGCCTACTTTTACGTCGACTGGCTGACACCTGATCAGGAGGCACAAGCGATGCAGGGCGGGGATGCGGTTGCGGTACCGGCGCGAAGGCTCACTCAGGTAGAAATGGCGGCCCTGCGCAGACTCGGCAAGACGAACCGCTTCACACGAATCATCCAGTCGCGCCTGGCCGCGGTGGCTCTGTCGGCACAAGTGCTGTCGACCTACGTCCAGATCGCCCTGGCGGCTCGACCAGCACGCATGCGTGTAGCCTTCCCGAACCGCACCACTGGCGCGTTGACGGGTGTTCGGGCCTGCGTGGCGCCGACCGCCACACTTGGCCTGCCAGGCGGCAACGAAGTGCACACACCGAGCGGTGGCACGTCGGCATTTGTCGATCTGACCTGGGCCGCAGCGGCATCCCATACGATGCCGGCCGCAGTATCCGCGGCCATCGACACCGACCCCGGCTTGGCTTGGAGCGACTGGTTCGTGCCCGATGTGCTGCCTCGCGCCGATGGTCTCCCCGGCTACCTCTTCTGCATCCGCAGTGAGATCCCCGGCAGCACTGCCTACGGCGGCTTCAGCAACAGCGGGTCGCTGTCCGCCAATGCCAACTCGGCAGGTATGCAGGTGTGGGAGGACACCGCCAACGTGGGCTGGCGCATCTACCGCCAGGCGCGCCGGTCAGCCGGTACGGGCGGCGTGACGAACAAGGCCTTGGAGAACGGCATCAACGGCAACGGCGTCTGGAACGCGAACGTTCAGGCGGTCTGGGTGCAATACGACTCGCTGGAGCAAGGCGAGCAGTTGGGTGCGTTGGGGGACTCATTGTCGGTCGGTGATGGTGGGTCGACGGATCGAGTGGGCTACTCCTGGCTCCCCATGCTGGCGGACATGCTGCACGCGCACGGTGTCAACCCGGTCGAGGTGGCGAACCTCGCGGTCGGCACCACTGACAGCGTGGACTTCACGACGCAGGCGAGCTTCTGGCTGACGGCACAGGCGCTGCGGCCGACGTTGGTGTTTTGGGCGGCCTTCACGCCCAACATCGCCCTGACGACTGCGAACGTGAAGGTAATGAAGGACGAGACCGCCAAGTTCCTTGCATTGGCTCGGAGCGTGGGTGTACAGCCGCTGCTCTGGACCGGGCTGCCATCGACGCCCGTCGCTGCCGGCGAGGGCTCGACGGCGGGCAAAGACTGGAGCGATGCTGGCGGGGCGGATGGCACAGACAGCCTGCGCCGTGCCTACAACGCCGAGATGCTGCTGGGCGGCATGACGTGCGACATCGGCGGTGCGTTGAGCGGCGCTGCTTACGCCACGGGGCAGATCAAGCTGCTGCAGGCGTTCTCGCGCGATGGCCTGCACCTCTCGCCCGAAGGCAACTTGGCGGCGGCACAGAAGTGGTACTCGTTCCTCAACGGGACCTGATCCATGCCCTACGCCACCCAGGCCGACATGGCTAGCCGCTTCAGCCAGGCCGAGCTAATCCAGATGACCGACCGCGACAACACGGCCGACGCGATCGACGTCGACGTGCTGGCCCGCGCGCTGGAGGACGCCGACGCCGAGATCGACGCGCGCCTGCAGGTGAAGTACGCACTGCCGCTGGCCAGCGTGCCGCGGCTGCTGGTCAACATCGCCTGCGACATCGCCCGCTACCGGCTCTACGACGATCGCGCCACCGACCAGGTGACGCGCCGGTACGAGGACGCGATCAAGCTGCTGGACCGCATCGGCAAGGGCGAGATCAGCCTGGGCCTGGACGCGACTCTGCAGGCCACCCCCGAGAACGGTGGCCCCTCGTTCACCGAGCCGGTGCGGGTGTTCAGCCGCGACACGCTCGCGGACTACGGCGGCTGAGCCCCGATGAGCATCCTGGTCGTCGAAGACAGCGTGCTGGCCCAGCTGCGCACGCTGCTGGGCAACAAGGTGCGCCAGGTCGATTCGTTGCCCGGTGACTGGGACGACGAGATGCTGCGGCGCTTCCTCAAACTGGTGCCCGGCGTGCTGCTGGCGTTTGCGGGCGGCACGCAGTCCACGTCGGCCGGCGCGGCCGAGGCGCGGCTGCAGTCGCGCTGGATCGTCTACGTGCTCACCGGCCATCCCACCGAGGCCGCGCGCCGGCGCGGCGATGCCCAGCAGCTGGGCGCCTACCAGCTGGTGCAGCTGCTGCTGCCCTGGCTGCATGGCCTGCAGGTGCCCGACGTGGGCAGCATGCACCTGGTGGACGTGCAGAACCTGTTCACGGGCACGGTGGAACGCCAGGGCCTGACGGTCTACGCGATCACGCTGGGCCTGGAAATGGCCTTCGAGCTGGTGCCGGCCGACGAGCTGCTGGCTCCCTTTGAGACCTTCGTGGCGCAGTACGACCTGCCGCCACACACCCCGGCCCTGCACCCCGCCTGGCTGATTGATGACAACACGGGCGGTGGCCCGGACGCACGCGACGACGTGCAACTCCCGCAACCCTGAGAGGGCACCCCTTGGACACCATGACCCAACCCAAGATCACCGGCTACCGCCAGCTCAACGCCGCCGAGGCCGAGCTGATGAATGCCATCAAGGCGCACGGCCTGGCCACGCAGGCGCTGGTCGAGCGCGTGCAGCGCCATCTGGACTACCAGACCGTGGCCATCAACACCGGTGACAGCGCGCTGGCCGACCAGGTCGGCGTGGCCGAGCCGCGCCGTTGGCTGGCGATGGGCCGCACCGATCTGCAGACGGGCCTGATGCGCCTGACGCGCGCCGTGGCGCAGCCGGGGGGTTTCTGATGGATGCGCTGCACGTGCAACCCGCCCCCGGCCTGGTGGTGCGCGACCCGGCCACCCGCGCGCCGCTGCCGCCCGAGGGCGCCGAGTTGACCGACTCCACCTACTGGCAGCGCCGCCTGATCGATGGTGACGTGATCCTCGTTCAAACCCCGCCCGAACAGGCGCCGAAGACCCCCCAACGGAGCAAGCAGCCATGAGCCTGTCCTTCAACGCGATCCCGATCGACATCCGCACGCCGGGCCAGTACATCGAGTTCGACGCGACGCGCGCCGTGCAGGGGCTGCCGGCGATCCAGCACAAGATCCTGGTCATCGGCCAGCGGCTGACGGCCGGCAGCGTGGCCGCTGGCGTGCCGGTGCGCGTGCTGTCCGCTGCGCAGGCCGAAGAGAACTTCGGCCGCGGCTCGATGCTATCGGCCATGTTGGCCGCGCTGAAGGCGGCCAACAGCTACACCGAGTGCTGGGCCGTGGCGTTGGACGACCTGGTCGGCGGCGTGGTGGCCACCGGCACGGTGACGATGGCCGGCACGCCCACCGAGGCGGGTACGCTGAACCTGTATATCGCCGGCCAGGTGGTGCGGGTGGGTGTTGCCAGCGGGGACACGCCCACCACGGTGGCCGCTGCGGTGGTGGCGGCGGTGAACGCCAACACGGCGCTACCGGTGACGGCTGCGAATGCCGCCGGCGTGGTGACGCTGACGGTGCGCCACAAGGGCGAGGTGGGCAATGGCCTGGACGTGCGGGCGAACTACTACGACGGCGAGCGGGTCCCGAACGGGCTGACCGTCACGGTGGTGGCGATGAGCGGTGGCACCGGTAACCCGGACGTGCAGACCGCCATCACCGCCATCGGCGACGAGCAGTTCCACACCGTCGTGGCGGCCTACACGGACGCACCCAACCTGGTGAAGATCGAGGCGTTGCTGGCCACGCGCTTTGGCCCGATGGTGCAGAAGGAGGGGCATGCGTTTGTCGCCGCGGCCGGTACGTTCGGCACCATCTCCACGCTGGGGGACAGCCGCAACAGCCCGCACCTGAGCATCATGGCCGCGGGCAAGAGCCCGACACCCGTGTACGTGTGGGCCGCCGTGGCCGGTGCGGTGGATGCCTACGAGCCCGACCCGGCGCGCCCGCGCCAGACGTTGCCCCTGCCGGGCCTGCTGCCGCCGGCGGTGAAGGATCGCTACACGCGGGACGAACGCAACCTGCTCCTGTACGACGGCATCGCGACCACGGTGGTCGACGCCGGCGGGCAGGTGCTCATCGAGCGGCTGATCACGACGTACAAGACCAACGGGCAGGGCGTGGCCGACATCAGCTACCTGGACGTGGAGACGCTGCGCACGATCGCCTACCTGCGCTTCAGCGTGCGCTCGCGCATCGGCTTGAAGTTCCCGCGCCACAAGCTGGCCAACGACGGCACGCGGTATGGCGCGGGCCAGGCGATCGTGACGCCCAACGTCATCCGCGCCGAGCTGGTGAGTCTGTTCGCCGAGTGGGAGGCTGCTGGCCTGGCCGAAGGCATGGCGCAGTTCAAGCGCGACCTGATCGTCGAGCGCAGCGGCACGGACCCGAATCGCGTGGACGCGATCATTCCGCCCGACGTGGTGAACCAGTTCCGCGTGTTCGCGGCGCAGGTTCAGTTCCGGCTGTGATGGCGAGGCCGGCATGACCATCCGCGTGACGATCCGCAACGATGAGGCCGATGGCGCTGCCGCGCAGCTGGCGGTGACGGTGGTCACCGTGGGTGACCTCAACGCCGAGGAACAGAAGCACCGCCTGGCGGCGCAGGAGAGCGTGACGGTGCACGTGCACGCCGGGCAGTTTGTGATGGTGGACGAATCCGACAAGGAAGGAAGCTGACATGGGCGCAACGCATTCGATGGCCTACATCAAGCACGACGGCACGCTGCTGAGCACGCTGCCGGGTGCCAAGCTGGATCTGGGCGGCAGGGCGCGCGCCAGTGTGGTGGGCGACAACGCCATCCACGGCTACAGCGAGACCCTCAAGCCCAGCATGCTGGAGTGCGAGATCTCGCTGGCCCAGGGCTACAGCCTGGAGCAGCTGCGCAACCTGACTGGCGCCACCGTCACCTACGAGGCCGACACCGGCCAGACCTATGTGATGCGCGATGCGTTCGTGACCGAGACGCTGAGCGTCACCGCCGGCGAGGGTGGCAAGGTGGCGCTGAAGTTCGAGGGCCAGCCGGCCGAAGAGATGCTGGCATGAGCGCGCCGCTGCAGTACACGCTCAAACATCCGCTGGAGCTGCGCAACGCGGACGGCGCGGTGATCGAGACCATCACCGTGCTGGTGCTGCGCCGCCTGAAGGGCCGCGACCTGAAGGCGATGGACGGTGCCAAGGGCCAGGGCTCGATGGTCCTGGCGCTCATTGCCGCCAGTGCGGGTGTGCCGCCCAGCACGGTGGACCAGCTCGATGCCGAGGACGTGACAGCCGCGGGCGAGGTGGTGGCGGATTTTCTCGGGGGCTCCCTGCCGACTGGCGCGCCGTAGTGGCCGAGGTGGCGGCGGTGCTGCACCAGCCGCTGCCTCTGCTGCTGGACATGGAAGTGCACGAGCTGCTCGCGTGGCACCGCGAGGCGGCCCGCATTGAGAAGCTGCGACACGGGAGCCCCACATGAGCACTGGCAATCTGCGCCTGGCCTTCGTCATCGAGGCCATCGACCGCGCGAGCGGGCGGCTCAACGCCGTGCGCCAGCGCATCGACAAGCTCACCGAGCCCGCCAGGCGCGTGCGCGCGGCCTTTCGCGACATGACGCAGGCCGCTGGCCTGGACCGCATGCGTGGGGCCCTGGGGAGCGTGGGCGAGGCTGCCGGCCGGCTGACGGGACTGGTGCGTGGGGTGGCCACCGGGCTGGGCGTGGTGGGCGTGGCGGCGGCCGGGGCCTTCTTCGGCATCAAGCGCATGGCCGACGAGACGGACAGCATCGCCGATCAGGCGCGGCGGCTGGGCATCACGACGCAGGACTTCCAGGGCTTCGGCCTGGCCGCGCAGATGAACGGCAGCAGCGACGACGAGATGGCACAGGCTCTGGCGTTCCGGGCCAACAACATGGTGCAGGCGCGCGACGGCAACAAGGAACTGCAGCAGTGGTTCCAGCGCGTGGGCGTGACGATGGCCGATCTGCGTAATCCCGCCTTCAAGGCCAGCGATGCCATTGCCCGCGTGGCCGACACCTACAAACGCGTGGGCACGGACGGTGGGAACGCAGAGCGCCAGATCGCCGCGAGCCGCGCGCTGATGGGCCGCAGCGGCGACCGGCTGAACCAGATGCTGCGCATGGGCTCGGCCGCGATGCGGGAGTACGTGCGCGAGGCCGAACGCCTGGGCATCACGCTCAGCGACAAGACCGTGGCCAGCATGACGGACTTCAATGACGAGTTCGACCGGACGCGGCTGATCCTCTTCGGCAATCTGAGTACTGCCCTGTCCGGTGTGATGCCGCGGATCCAGGCGGTGGTCGAGCGCGTGGGTGGCTGGGTGATGGCCAACCGGCAGCTGATTGCCACCCGGCTGACCGACTTCATGGACAGGTTGGAGCAGGCCCTGCCGGCCATCGTGAAGTCGACCGGCCAGGTGGCAGTTGGTATCGGCCTGGTAGCGGCTGTGTGTGACACCGTCGCCCAGGCGATGGGCGGCTGGCAGAACGTGATCGTTGCCATCTCAGCTGTGCTGGCCGCCAAGGGGGTGATCGCGGTCATCAGCATGGCGACGGCTGTCTATGGTCTGGCCGCGTCGATGGGTGTGCTGACCGTGGCCTCGCTTCCTGTGCTGGCTGGCGTCGCAGCATTGGCGGCTTTGGCCGGTGTGGTGTACCTCGCCTGGGAGCCGATCAAGAAGCTCTTCAGGTCGATCTTTGGTGGCGCTGACACAGCACTGGCCAAGCTCACCAACGTGCCGGCTCCGGGTGCACCCTCGATCTATGCGAGCGAGGATGAATGGGCCCGGTACCGGCAGGGCAGCGCCATCCAGCCCCAGACCGCCAAGGTGGGCGGCACGCTGAAGGTGGAAGTGGTGGGACCTGGCCGCGTGACGCAGGTGCAGCGCGAGCCCGGCAGCGGCATGGACATCGACGCCTACAGCGGCCTGTCGATGGTCGGCGCGTGAAGGTACACGCATGACCTGGCGCGAGCAGCTCATCCAGTCCACCTTCCGTGGTGTGCCGTTCTTCGTGGATTCGCACGAGGCGGAGCTGGGTCGCCGGGTGCAGGTGCACGAGTTCCCGCTGCGCGATCTGCCCTACGCCGAGGACCTGGGCCGCAAGAGCCGCGTGCTGACGGTGCAGGCGTATGTGCTGGGCGACGACTACATGCAGCGCCGCGATGCACTGATTCGGGCCGTCGAGCGGCCGGGCTCGGGCCAACTCGAGCATCACTACCTCGGCAAGATGCAGGTCACGTGCGTGGGCTGCCGTCTGGCCGAGACGACGCGCGAGGGTGGCGTGGCGCGCCTGACGCTGGAGTTTGTGGAGTCTGGCCAGGCGGTCTTCGTCACGTCCGTCGAGTCCACCACCGACGCAGTGCGCCAGCGGCGCGATGTGGCCTTGGGCACTTGCCGACGGGTGTTCGAAGGCACGCATGACGTGGCGGGCCCGCAGTACCTGGCCCAGGCGGCGCAGGGCATGCTGGGCCAGGCGCTGGACACGCTGCTCTCGGCCGCGGGCCAGGCGCGCGCGGTGGGCACGAACGTGGCGCAGCTGGCCCGTTCTGTGAAACAGGTGAAGGACGACTTCATCGACACGATCTACACGCCGGCCAGCGCGGCCCAGGCGGTGTTGGGCAACGTGCGCATGTTGGTGCGTGAGGTGGCCTACGGCCCGCGCGAGGCGCTGGCGATGGCGCGCACGCTGTTGCGCTTCGGCCTGGACATGCCCGCGGTGCCGCTGACGACGAGCAATCGCCGCCGCCAGGCCGCCAACCAGGACGTGATGGGGCAGCTGGTGCGTGTGGCGGCCGTGGCCGAGGCGGCAGGCGCGGCGGGCGATGTCGCGTTCGAGAGCTTCCAGGAAGCCGAGGCGGTGCGCACGGAGCTGGCGGGCGTGCTGGACGAACTGCAGGAGGCCCCGACGCTGGACGATGCCCTGTACGACGCGCTGCGCGCCCTGCGCGCGGCCACGGTGCGCGACATCACCAACCGGGGTGCCAACCTGGCGCGTGTGCTGCCCTACACCCCGCCTACCACGCTGCCGGCGCTGGTGGTGGCGCACCTGATCTACACCGATGCGCGCCGCGCCGACGAACTGGTGCTGCGCAACCGCGTACCGCATCCCAGCTTCGTGCAGGGGCAGCGGGTGCTGGAGGTACTGTCCGATGGCTGAGCAGATCGCCCTGAACGTAGCGCAGTTGACCACGGACGGCCGCCGCTACGAGGGCTGGCAGGCGGTGCATGTGCGGCGCGGCATCGAGCAGTGCGCGGGTGGCTTCGAGCTGCAGGTGTCGGAACTCTGGCCAGGCCAGGACTACACGCGCCGCATCGATCCCGGTGCGGCCTGCGTGGTGGCGCTGGGTGGCACGCCGGTGCTCACGGGCTACGTCGACGCGGCGACGATGCAGATCGACGGCACACGCCACTTGGTGCGGGTGATGGGCCGCGACAAGACGGCCGACCTGGTGGACTGCAGCGCGGTGCGCAGCCCGGGCCAATGGCGTGGCCAGCGCATCGAGCGCATCGCGCAGGACCTGGCCGAGCCCTTCGGGATCGTGGTGCGCACCGAGGTGGATACCGGCAAGCCGCTGACGAGCTTTGCGCTGCAGGAGGGCGAGACGGTTTTCGAGGCTATCGAGCGCGCAGCGCGCATCCGGGCCCTGCTGCTGATGACGGACGGCAGCGGTGCGCTGGTGCTCACCCGCGCTGGCGGCACACGGGCGCCGACCACGCTGAAGCTGGGCCAGAACATCCTGCGGGCGCGCGCCGGGCTGGACCTGCGAGACCGCTTCTCGCAGTACATCGCCAAGGGGCAGGCATCGGGCAACGACTTCGTCAGCGGCGCGCAGGTGGCGCAGATGCGCGCGCTGGCCAGCGATCCCGGCGTGCCCCGCTACCGGCCCCTGGTGGTGACGGCGGACACGCCGGACGCCGCGGTGGGCCTGCAGCAGCGCGCCCGCTGGGAGGCCACGGTGCGCGCTGCCCGCTCCACCCGCGTGCTGCTGGAGGTGCAGGGCTGGCGCCACCTGGGTGACCAGGGTGGGCTGTGGGAGCCGAACACGCTGGTGCGCGTCGAGGCCGAGCCGCTGCGCCTGGAGGGCGACATGCTCATCGCGGCCGTGGAGTACTCGCAAGGCGAAGAAGGCACGCTGTGCACGCTGGAGCTGACGCGCCCGGACGCCTTCTCGCAGCTGGCGATCGCCGCGCCGTCTGCGCAGGATCCATCGTCGTGGTTCAACATGCCCAAGGCGGCTGCGGGATGAGCGCACTGGCCCGCACCCTGCGCCCCGTGATGCAACGTCTGCAGCTGATGGTGGGCCGCGCCGTGGTGCTGCTGGTGAAGGATGGCCTGAAGCTGCAGGGCCTGCAGGTGGCGCTGCTGGCCGATGAGGTGCGCGACGATGTGGAGCACTTTCAGGGCTACGGCTTCACCAGCCACCCGCTGCCTGGCGCCGAGGCGCTGGTGGTGTGCGTGGCGGGCAACCGCGACCACGGGGTGGTGATCGCGGTCGACGACAGGCGCTACCGGCTCAAGCCGCTGCAGGCCGGCGAGGTGGCGCTCTACACCGACCAGGGCGATCGCATCGTGCTCAAGCGCGATGGCCACATCCACGTGACGGCGTCCACCAAGGTCACGCTGCAGACCCCGCTGGTGGAGTGCACGGGCGATGTGACGGTGGCCGGCACGCTGACGGCCGACGTCGACGTGGTGGCCGCCGGCGTCAGCCTGGTGGGCCATGTGCACGGCGGCGTGGACCCGGGCGCGGGCAACTCGGGGCCGCCGGCATGAGCGACATCCGCACGGTCTGGCGCGATGCGGTCGGTACCTGGGTGGTCGCCGGCCCGTCGCTGGCAATGGACGCCGGGCTGGAGACGGCCGTGGTCATCAGCCTGTTCACCGATCGTCTGGCAGCCGAGGACGATGCCCTGCCTTATGGAGTAACCGGCCGGCGCGGGTGGTGGGGCGATGCCTATGCGGCGCAGTCTGGCGACCTGATCGGCTCGCGGCTGTGGATGCTCGCCCGCGAGAAGCAGGGCGTGCAGGCTCTGCGCCGCGCGGAAGAGTACGCGCGCGAGGCGCTGCAGTGGCTGGTGACCGACGGTGTGGCCAGCCAGGTGGGCGCGGTGGCCACCATCGTGCGATCCGGTGTGCTGGGCCTGGAGGTGAGCATCACGCGGAGTGCCGAGCCGGTTGTTCGATTCCGCTTCGACACGTTCTGGAAGGGGGCATGAAGTGCCATTTGCAAGACCCACGCTCGACGACCTGATCGGTCGCGCCCGCACCGACATCGAGGCGCGCCTGCCCGGCACCGATGCCAGGCTGCGGCACAGCAACCTGGACGTTCTGGCGCGTGTGCATGCGGCTGCAGTACACGGGCTCTACGGCTATCTTGCCTGGGCCGCCCGACAGGTCCTGGTGGACACGGCCGAAGCAGAAAGTCTTGCCCGCCATGCGGCGGTCTGGGGCGTCACGCGACTGCCGGCGTCCTACGCCGAGGGTGGTGTCTCGGTGACCGGTGAGAGTGGCGCGGTGGTGCCCACCGGTACCTCGATGCTGCGCAGCGACGGCGCCGAGTTCGTGAGCACAGCGGACGCGACGCTGGCGAGCGGTACCGCCACGGTGCAGGTGACTGCGCTGCTGGCGGGCGCGGCGGGCAACGCGGTCGTGTCCACTGGCATGACACTCGTCTTGCCGGTGGCCGGCGTGTCGGGTACGGCCGCCGTGGCCACGGGCGGTCTGGTCGGCGGAGCCGACGCGGAGAGCGACGATGCCCTGCGTGCGCGCGTGCTCTATCGGATCCAGCAGCCGCCGATGGGCGGCGCCGCGCATGACTACGTGGCCTGGGCGCTGGAGGTGGCGGGCGTCACGCGGGCCTGGGTCTATCCGCTGGAGCTGGGCGTTGGCACGGTGGTGGTGCGGTTCGTGCGGGACAACGACGTGTCGATGATCCCGGACGGCGGCGAGGTGTCCGCGGTACAGACCTACATCGACGCGCGCAGGCCGGTGACGGCGCAGGTGACGGTGGCCGCGCCGACGGCCGATCCGCTGGACCTGACGATCGACATCACACCGGACACGGCGGCGGTTCGCACGGCCATCCAGTTGGAGCTGGAAGACTTGTTGCGCCGGGAAGCCGCGCCAGGCGGCACGATCCTGCTGAGTCACCTGCGCGAGGCGATCTCAGTCGCCGCCGGCGAGACGGACCACACCCTCTCATCGCCAACGGCCGACGTCACGCACTCGGTGGGCAGCATGGCGGTGCTGGGCACCATTACCTGGGTCTGACCATGCCCGACATTCAGCTTGTTGCCGGATCTGACATCCAACTCGAGGAGTTGGATGCACCGCCGCGCGTGGCGGTGCATGTGGCCCCCGGTGCCTTTGCGCGGCCAGCGATCAACGAAGACATCCTGCAGCTGCTGGCGTTGCTGCGTGTGGTGGTGTCCGACCTCGGTGCGATGACGGGCGCGAGCGAGGCACTGGTCGACGCGCAGGGCGTTTCCAGCACGTGGGCGTACAACATTCGTCGCCGCGACCTGGGCCTTGACTCGCGTGTGGGGAGCGACGGCAAGGGGTGGATGTTCGAGCACCCTATCCGCACCACCCTGTTCGGCCGGACCCTCACTCTCGACGACGGCGACCCCGTCATCATCGGGCGCACGCATCAGGGCGCGTTGCTGCTGGTGGGCACGACGGCGGACGCGAGCTACCTGCTCGACTTCGTGGCCAACTCGGCGGCGGGTGGCATCACGACGGTGGTGGCCGTGCGGGCTGGGGAGTACTCCGTCGAGCTGCAGCCGTCGACGGGCGGCGACACGCTGGACGGCGTAGTAACGGCGATGACGCTGGCGCCTGGTCAGATGGCGCTGCTGGCCTGCTCGCCGGACGGCTGGAGGTCGTTCCGCCTGGGCGGCACCGCGACGCTGCGAACGATCACGCTGGCCGAGGTTGGATCGGTCGAGGGCGTGCCAGGGCGCGACCTGATCTTCGTGTCGGACTACCCGGTAGGCGTGGGCTCCTACTGGGCGCCGGATGTGACAGGCCTCCTGTTTCGCTTGGGTGTGTCGTCGGGCCAGCAAGCGACGGAGATCACGGCGGCTCAGCTGAGGTCGACGACGCCCGGCGCAGCGCAGCTCTACAAGGTGGTCGACTGGCCCGCTGGGCGCGGGTCGTATTGGGAGGACCACGCCGGCGTGCTGCTGCCGATGGGTGGGTGCCAGGTGGTGGATACGCGGGCATCGCGCTGGACGGGCACAGGCACCACCGGAGAGCAGACAGCCGCAGTGGCCGAAATGTGCATCGGAGCGCTGGTGCCGGGCATGCGGCTGCGTGTGCGATTCGGCACCTGGAAGACCGGCACGAGCGACACGCTCAGGGCACGCGTCAGGCTTGGCATCGACGCGGACGGCACCTATCCCAACGAGGATCTCATCTACACCACGCCTTCGACGGCCCAGACCGACGGCTTCGAGTTCGAGTGGTACGTGATGTCAAACACCTCGATGCGCCTGATGATGAGCCAGAGCGCGCTGGACAGCTTTGCCCAGTGGCCAGCGAGCTTGTCGCCAGACTTCACTGTGCCTGACCTTTCCGCGAACGTGACATTTCTGTCGGTGGGCATCGACATCACAACCGGCGGCGGCGAGGTGCCGACGCTCACGTCCTTCACCGTCGAGATCCTGCCGTGACGGCTGGCATCGCCGTCTACATCAGCCCGAGCACCGGCAGCGACGCGCCCGGGGTGAACGGGCAGTCGCACCTGTCGCCGCTGGCATCGCTGGAGTTGGCGGCGTTCCTGTACCGCGCGAACCCATCGCCGGTGAAGTTTCGGCTTGCATGCGGCGACACGTTCCGCCTGACGGCGCCGATCAGCTTCAACAACGGGCGCCCGCAGGTCTTTGAGCCTTACGAACTAAACCCCGGCGATTTCGATCTGATCGGCAAGCCGCAGGTCACGGGCGGCATGGTGCTGTCGACATGGACCGCGTCCAGCGGCAACTGGTTCACGACCGACATCGGCATGGTCGCGTCCGACACCAAGATCTTGATGATCGACGGCGAGTTGCTGAACCGACGCGACGCGCGACTGTCGGCAAAGCCGTACACCTTCCTCGGGACGTTCACCCCAGGCTCGCTGGGAGAAGGCGAATGGGCATTCGATGCGTCGACTGGTCGTGTCTGGATCGGCAGCGACCCGACGTTGCGAACCGTCGAGGTCGCACTGGCGACGTCGCTCCTCAGGTTTCCGCAGGCTCGAAAGGTCACGCTGCTGGACCTGTCTATGCGCTGTGCTGCGACGACGATCATGTCGTTCGACAGCCTGAGTGGCGTGCGGCGCGGGCTCTGGTTCCAGGGCCTGGAATTGGACGGCGCCGGCGTCAACGTGATGGACATGGGGGGTGGTGATGACGTGGTTCTGCGCTCCTCGGTGCTGCGCAATGGGTTCAATAACGTCCTGACGTTCAACCAGGGAACCCAGGGCCACGTGCTGATCGAGGACGTGCAACTGCTGGGTGGCAGCGGCATCGGCACGGGGCCGAATGGTGCCTACGACGACCGACCCAACAACGACGCGCTGACGCTGCACAGTGACGGCGGCGGCGACATCACGATGCGCCGCATCGTGGCGCGCTACGCGAAGGAAAACGCCATCGACGTGTTGGACGGCTACAACCTCGTGACGATCGAGGACAGTGAGTTTTCCGGCGCGAAGGACACGGTCGGCATCTTTCATTCGAGGGTCAAG